CTAGCAGAGTCGACTTGTGTCGATCGTGCTAAATTGTAAGTAAATTCCAGAGGGAACTTCATTTGCAACATGCTATCGATCGATGCGAAACGAAATCCACCATTGACTGTTTGATAAAAGAAGAAAGGATTCGACCACACTGCATCACTGTCCATGGTCATGGACTCTCGAGTTAAATAATCAATGGTTTGATGTACAGTCCAGTTAGGTATAATAAACTGCAGATTGTCAGGTTTGGTTTCTTCAAATAAATCGAACTCTTCTTTGGATATATGTGCTTTATCAATACATAGATTCGCAATCATATCAGAGATGGCACCTCTATAGGTAGTACTGAGTCGTGCCTTGCGTGTAAAGAACATGCGAGGATCCACTAAATGAATAAGATAAGTATACAAGTTGGATGAGACTCTTTCTACATCGGTGATCTTGTATATACGCAGATTCTTATCAATCGTATAAGATTTTGCTGCTTCTTCGCCAGTGCCTTCGTATTGAGATAATTTAATATGCACATACTCTTGCCCAAAGACTCTAAATCGCTCTAATAGATTCAACCCATCAAAGACTCTCAGAGTTCCAGTAATAAAAGTATCGAATATATTTTCATAGAGGTCTATCTGTCCGACTGCTGCCTGAATGTCACTGGTCTCACCCTCTTGATTGGCAAGAGTAATGCAGTGAACTTTAAATTGACCTCTTTGTGTACTCATTTATAAACTAAGGGATTCGGGAGGGGTTGCTAGTGGAGACCACACATAAGAGACTTTGCGTCGGTCGAGTTCTACGATGCACTTTCTGCGTTGCTTGCCTTTGCATCGCTCTTCGCCATTAATATATTTCAACAGCATCTCAGTGGTTTGTTGTTTCATATAATAATGAGTTGTTTTGAATGATCCGTCTTTTTGTCGAACGATATCGCTTTTTTTAAATTTCATGGGCATAATATAATTTCCTATGGTTTATGTAATGGACATGATGGATTCGAACTCGCGAACCACCTGTCGTATGTAACGAGGTTCAATGATCTTAATGCGTCGTTTCTCCTCATTGAGATTTCTTTCATGTTCTTCATTGGTCACCACTGTGTTGGTTGGATTGTCTAGGTTACTCCAAACACCAGAAGTTTCCAAATAATGATGCACAGCATCCCTATGTCTTGATGTGGAAGCGAGAGTAAAGGATCTTCCACTAATATTTCCTGTAATGGTATTGCCTGCAATCGCTTGTAATGCACCATCATAGATCGCAACGATGCGTTTCATGGTGGCATTGATTTCACATAAACGACCTGTTGCTCCATTGGAAGAGGTAAATGCCTCCCCTAATAAAAACTTGCCAGAACTTGTGAGAATATCTGTGCTATTTGTTGCGTTTAACACATATCCAGGATACTTTTCATTCATAAATGCATCAAAAATAACACTATCTCGATACCAATCATTCATGGATCCAAGGAAATCATTGACTAAAAAGAAAGTCCAATACAAATCCCCATCCCCATACAGTCGCGAAGCAACCACATCGGGTCTATCTCCTTCTTGGACTTCGTAATAGGTATAATTAATAATGGAATCGATGCGTTCATTCTCTATCTTCGCTTTGCGAAATAGATCTTTAATGGTAGCATAGTTACCATCAGCAAATTTATATTGAATCTCTGGGAAGTTTGCGAAATATTGATTACTCATGCTTTAAGTTCCAGGTTTTTGGGGTCCAGTATTTCTTGCCACACCCTCTATATCCCAATCTTTACCGATTGCGAACTCTCTATAATTCTGACGCGATAGGATCTTAGTTTCAGTTAGATTCAGACCCATGGTGATACGAGTAGGATAACCATCGGCAAATGCTGTAAACTTCTGCCCTCCTGTATAATCCACATTCATTCCAGTAATAATCATTCCAGGAAGATATCCTTCTACTTTATCTTGTATGGGACCTTTGTATTTAATATTCCATTGTGGTGGATAAACTAAAAACAAATCATTTTCTGCTGTTTTGGGTAGCATTCTGAGTCTAAATGCTGTGATAATCTTTTGTACTTCTTGTGCTTCTTTGAAAGACTTGGGTTGAAAGGTCCATGAGAAGTCAAAGGTTCGGAAGGGCACGTCTTTGAGGAAGGTTTCTCTAAGAGGGTTTGCTGCTTTTCCTGCGACTTTATTAATGAGTTTCCCTGCATCACCTAATGCTGCTTCTCCAGTTTGCCTTGCGAATCTTTCCGCAAGATTTTTAATCAGTCCTGATCCACTCACTCCTGTAAGGTTATCGGTTCCATCTTCACCTTTTGCTGCGGTTGCCACTGCTGCTGACATTGCTCCGATATCTGCAGTTTCATAAGTGACTGATGAATTTTGATTGAGTCCATCAGGAATATATAATTCTATTTTAATATCTGGTAGTAGTTCGGAATTCCGACTGGCAGTATCTTCTGCACGGAATACAATGGCATTGGGTAGAGTTTCTTCAAAGGGAAACTTGAGTATCGTAAACTTTCCTTGGGGTGTTTGTTTCGCAAGTCGTGGAGTCAATGTACCACTCTTAGAGAGTGCTTTGATTGAATTGCGTCTTTTATCGAGTTCTGCTTTTGCCTTTTCACGCAGTTCTCCGAGAGCATCATTCGCAGAGGTATAGTTCTTGCCCTTAAGACTGGCTGAAATACCTTTGAGTGTATTGTATGCTTCTTTTGCTTCTCCGACTTTATCTAGGATCTTGTTAATGCTTGCCATATAAATACTTCCAATATATACAGTTATTTATACTCATTATGGCATACAGTGGAAGATTCAGTTGTAAGAACCCAAAGAAATATCGTGGTGATCCGACAAAGATCTACTATCGATCCCTTTGGGAAAGAAGATTCATGGTGTATTGTGATAACAACGATGCAATATTAGAATGGGCATCGGAAGAGTTCTTTATTCCCTATCGTTCCCCTGTAGATAATAAAGTCCATCGATACTTCCCAGACTTCTTTATTAAATATAAAAAGAAAGATGGATCAATCGGCAACGATGTCATAGAGGTCAAACCCAAAGCACAGACGAAACCACCCAAACCTCGTTCGCGACGCACGAGAACTTATTTGCGTGAAGTGAGTAGATACCTCGTCAACGAGGCAAAGTTTAAAGCAGCAGAAGAGTTCTGTCTAAATAGGAAGTATGGGTTTCGTATATTAACAGAAGACGATCTGTTAGTAAAGTAGATTGTTTAATTCAGCAAAGAAATCGCTCAAAGGTAAACCAAAGGCAACCAATATAATATCATAGGTTTCATGAAATATTATAAATTTATTGCCTGCTCCTGATCCAAAGATCCATCCATCCTTATTATAAAATCCATATCCATAATTCCATGGCATTCCTTCGCATAGATTATACTCAGGATAGTTTGTAGGATCGGGAACAAAGCATGAGTCGGGTGTATGTTGCGTTTCGAACATGGAATCACAGAGTTCTATCGGCATGACTTGCGTTGCGTCCCATTGACAGGAGCGAGACCAGAAGTATCCATATCGTGCTAAGTCAGGCAGATCCATGTAAATGCCTCCATATACAGTTGGATCACCTTGCTCAGTTGTGGTGAGGTCTGCACTGCGAATCCCCAACAGATTGTTGATGTCCGTGACCCAGTCGCGAACATCGCAGTTGCACTCATTTTGCAAGGCGATCGTCTGTAATACGATATTTCCATTATTATAATACCAATGACCATAATCGCGATCAATGGTTTTGGTGGATTGTATTAAATTAAAAGGATCATTTAAATACCATTCAGCATTTAATCGTTTAAGTGATACGAATCCACTCTTCATCGCCATGAGATCGCGAAACGAACGAGTGTAGATACTACCCTGTTCAATGTCAACCCACCAGTCTACATAGTCAACGATGTTTGCATCCCAGGATATCTTCGCATCGTCCATGTAATTCACATAAGAAGTGATATAAATGCTCTTAGTGAGCGATGCTGTGAGTTGGGGTTCATATTGATTAAAGGTATTATATGCTTCATCGATAATATATCCGTCTTTGACGAGTATAAAAGATCCTTGCGTGAACTTATTCCTCAGAGCGAGGACTTTATCATCGGAAAGGGAAACTTCACTGGGGGTTGCTGTTTCCCAGGAAGAAGAGGGATATGTTTTATCTAGTCTTGTGGTGGGTGTGGATTGAGAGTTCCCAGTCAATGCTGAGTCTATAGTTGTGGCACTGCTGCTTGGCGTGCTCCCTCCCCCACTTCCACAGGACATAAGGAGTGAAATCGATAAAACATATCCGATTCGATTCATATTCATATTCATATTATGATGATTTAATGACTCCCTTGTATTTTAAAAATTCTATGCTGATCCAACCAAATAACCAATTGATTCGATTGTCTTGCTGAAGTTGTATTTGCTTGTCGTACATTATAGTCTTGAGATCTTGCCCAAAATGTCATCGACTTGTGGATCATTTAAATGCCCAATCACATCATCAGTGATTGGAGTTGAATAACATAGTTCTCCGTCTTGCAGTACTGCGACTTCCCAGAGTCCTTGCTTTCCACCATACGATCCAGCATGTTTGACCACACTCGCACCATATCCATTAGGAAATGAATATTCCTGATAGATACCTTTGGCACGATGGTCACTTCCGTCCGAGATATGCTCGGACACGAAGTAAGGGGAATTTTTACCAAAATGACTCATAGTGTTAACTCCTTACCATCTTGTAGCATTTGATGGGAATCAGTTTTATTAAATACCTGCTCCCATGGGCAATAGTCATAGATATTGCCAGTGTCATGATCAATACAAAACATCACGAGTTCTTCACCTAATGTTTTCTTTCTTGTAAGGATTTTATTCGCAATCCCAAACTCTTTCGCCAGAGGAATTAATTGCTGTATAGAATTATAATATCCTAAGCAATCTGCTTCTAGATTTCCATCTTTATCAAGCAGTTCCCAATACAGACCATATCTGCCGTCTTCACTATTTAATATACTCATTTTCACTCCTTTAATGATTTTTCTTAATATTATAATGATACTAAAAAGTAGATGGTGTCGTAAAGTCTTTACTCATGATCGGTTCAACCATTTTTGTTCAACGATCAGTTCTCGTGCCTTCTTACGAGGTTGCACATTGTTCATTGCAATCTCGAAGTTAGACTCAGACAACTCCATGATGACCTCGCGATCACTCATGTTTTCTACCATTCTCTCAATGGTCGCGAGGACCGATTGAGTCACATTAGTCATTTGTACTTCCATCTTAATGAAAACTCCTTTTAACACCATTCACAACTAAGAAATCAACCTCGACTTCACCGATGATTGAAATCTCACCTCTAGCACGAACCATACGATTCATAAGAGTCCAAGACTCATTCAACTTGTCACCCTTATCAAGTGCTAGTTGCATTTCCTTGCCATTCAAAGGCAACTCAACTTCTTGCCCAGTGGCAAGATGTGTTCCTATTATACCATTTATCATTATGCTACCTCCTCTGTAGATAATTGAAGATCTTCAAGATCTAATTGATTGAAGATTCTGAAAGTTAATAACTCTCTTGCTTGAGCAAGGTTCAGTCCCCACTGTGATACGATAATACCAAAGTTTAAATGAAGCACTTGTCTTACTTTATTGTCTGACATTTCACTTACAATGTCAATCGCTTCTTGTTTAATTTCACAACTCATTTTCACTCCTTTTTTGATTTGTTCTTTCATTATCACTAGTATATAAAAAAGTAGAGGGTGTCGTAAAGTCTTCAGACAAAATATTCAGATATTTTTTTAAAGGTTCGACGTGACTTAGAAAACTGTTTCATGGGTTTTTTAAACTTCTTGTCGTTATACTGCACCAACTCACCCTTTTCGTTCAGATGATATTGCCCATTCTTAAACTCCCAGTCGGTCGTTTCCTGATATACAGTGATCACTTCTTTGCTCATGATCTCTCTCCCATAGCATCATGCTCTAAAATTAATTCAAATAATTGGTCACGATGCACTTCTTCTATGGAAGTCGCTTCGGAATTCATAGACCATAAAGGTACTCCATAATCAAACTCAATTGAATGCCTAACTTGTGCGATGGTTAAATCATCCACCATCGCTCTTATATCTTCATGTCTATTCATCATTATGCTGCTGCCTCTGAGACCTGCTGTTGTAAAGCAGGATCATCGTCACGAAACCATCCTTGCGGAGTCTTATAAGACCTTACATAGTCCTTTCGCACCCCTTTCGGTGCCATGGTCCAAGACTCAGATCGAGCAATGATCGGTTTTGCTATGGCATCCTCGTCGTCGAAGACACGATGCGTTCTAGCAATCCAATGATCACCATCGTAAGACATTTCAACAGGAGTCTCCCAAGCAGGTGTAATTGGATCTCCACCATCGCCATCTTTACCTAGATCGCGAAAATGATACCCTATGACATATTCTTTAGAGGTTGCATGTTCATATTCGAGCAACGAAGTCAGAGTAGGAATACCCTCTCTTTCAATGCGTTCCTCATCACTCACAGAGATATCCGTGACAAAATGAGTGGTTCCACCTTTAAATTTCCAATAAGTCTCATCGACTCCATGCACATAACCTTCGTTATGAGCAGCATAATTTTCACAATACTGTGTTTCAATGATCAATGTACGCATATTAAAGAACCTCCAAAATTAAACTTAAACTCATTAAAATTTGTGGTAAAAGAAACCACTTAAATAAAAATCCTATATCCATATTCACTCCTTTATTATCATACTAGTATATAAAAAAACGATGGGTGTGGTAAAGTCCTACACATTGCGTATAAATAGTATTATGGCTGCAGGGCAAATAGTACGAACAATGGTAAAAGGTGTGATCTATGAAAATATCGTAGATCAGACTTCGGTACTTTCAGAGGGTGTACTCGATACACTCAAGCGAGAAGCACAAAGAAACAATATCGACACGATCTCGCGAGAGAGTATAGATTGGTTTCGTAAGACAGCAAGCAAACTGCGTAATGTATCCATGCGTGGTATACTAGAAGATAATGCAACGACCACAAGACCCTCTATGGGTAGCATGTTAATGTTTATGTATGATCCAATAGGTCGTACCAAGTTACCTTATTATGATGCATTTCCTTTGGTGATTCCTGTAAAGAAAGCACCTGGAGGTTTCCATGGTTTGAATCTGCATTATCTACCTTTACCCTTGCGTGCTGCATTTCTAGATGAACTACTCAATAGAACATCTGGACGTGATGAGAATAGAAGATTCAGATTGACCTATGAGTTACTTAAGAACTCAGCAAAACTCAGTGAATTTAAACCCTGTTACAAACATTATCTCACAAAACAAATAAATAGTCGTATCGCTAAAATAAGTCCAGAACATTGGACGAGTGTTGCTTTCTTACCCACTGAAAGGTTCCAGAAAGCATCTAAGAATACTGTGTGGCGAGATAGTAGAGGAAAAATATAAATGGCAAGAACAATAGATAACTTTAAGAGTAATATAGATAATCTTGCTCGTCCCAATCGTTTTACAGCAAACTTCTTTGGTCCTGAGGGATTAAGTTTAGAAGGATTGCGATGTGATACTGCCGTGCTTCCTGGAAGAAACATCGTATCACAAGACTTTAGTGAATATGGGTCGTATCGTAAGTTCCCATATCTCGTAGACTACGATGGTGGGCAGGTACAATTCTCTTTCTATTGTGATAACTCATTCATCGATCGTGCCATCATAGAAGCATGGCAGCAGTCAGTTTTTGATGCCGATTTTAATTTTAATTATTATAAAGATTATATTGGTGAAGTAGAAATCATACAACTCAGTAATAATAATGAGGATGCTGTTAAATTCAGATTATTTGAAGCATATCCTCTCATGATACAAAACCAGCAACTAGACATGGCATCCACGGATACCATACAAAAGTTTCAATGCTCATTTGCCTATCGAACATGGGAAAGTGAGTATGTACATTCCCCCAATCCATTTGGTGGAATTAATGTGGGAAGTGCAGCACTTGATGCTGCTCGTACCATCCTGCGTCTGGCATCTCGAAATAGTAATAGAGCATCCAGACTTCTAGGACGACTAGAAGGAGCAGTAGGAAAAATAGACCGACTCAATAAAAAGACAGAAAGAATATTCGGAAAGGATGTTCTTGGAACTCTTGGTATTGGGGATTAATATTATATAATAGGAATTTATTATGGCATTACCCAAACAGGTGGCACCTTCATATACGACCGTGCTACCAAGTAATAATGAGGAAGTTCTCTTCCGACCCATGACTATGAAGCAACAGAAAAGTCTGTTGATTGCATTAGAGTCAGAGGATAACATGCAAATGCTAAGAAGCATGCGTGAGTTATTAGCATCAGCGACTGATGATCAGTTTGATGCAATGAAAGCACCTATGGTAGATCTCGAATGGTTGTTCTTACAAGTAAGAGCAAAGAGTGTCGGGGAAACTGTAGATCTTAATCTCAAATGTACTCAAGAAGAATGCAATGGTAGTAGCAAAGTGTCAATAGATTTGACCACTGTGGGAATTAAACGATCCGATGAGCATGAGAATCATATGATTATGCTCACTGCAGATCTAGGACTCAACATGAGATATCCTACTCCTGAGATGCTAAGCAAAATGCAAAGCGACAATGAGTTGGATCAACTCACAGAGGTTCTTAAGTTTACCATCGTGTCTATCTTTGATAAACTCGAAGTACATCATCTTGAAGATGCTGATACCAAAGAAGTAGAAGAATTTTTAGATTCTCTTACGATGGATCAAATTCGA